GAGAATCGACTGGTTACGATACGGCTGGGATACGATCTGGATCGGGACGGGGATCTTGTTGTTCTGGTAGGCAACGGAGGCAGCCTGGGCCTTGATGAAGGCGGTATAATCAGAGGCGGGGATCGTGGGCATTACTTACTTGATAGAAACTTTGTTTGAGGTCGTCACCTTGGATGCCGTTGTAACAATAACCGTAGACGGAGCGGCTGCTGCTGCGGCCTTGGACGCAATCGCAACCGACTTCACTGCGACACTCGTAGCCGGAGCAACATTCGTGGTCTTCACAATCTTGCCGTTCGTGGGAAGCTGAACGTTGGCCCGAACAAAGGCCGTGTGATCAGAAGGCGAGCTAGGGAGAACTGGCATTTGTTTATTCGTGAGAATAGAACGAGTGAAGAGACGTGTGTAAAACGGATAAAAGAACCCTAGCAACAAGTAAGAGTAAACAAGATGGATCTTCATCCTGAGGTCAAGCCGGTCTTTCGCAAGGAGGTGGCGGAGATGATCAAGCAACCTCGCGTGACCCAGCCGTTCTTTACCAAGTATGAGTATACCTCTCTGATTGCTACACGGGCTCAGCAGATTGCCGAGGGAGCCAAGCCACTTGTCGATCTGAAGGGGATGAAGACAAGTGATCCGATGTTTATCTGGACGGTGGCGAAGCGGGAGATTGAGGAGCGAAAGTTGCCGTACATCATTCGGCGTCAGCTTCCCAATAATACGTCGGAGTTCTGGTCTGTACAGGAGCTAGAGATCATGTGGTAATCGGGAAAATGGATTTAGGTCAGTCATTAATACTGACCTTGTCCCAACGACAAAAATGCAGCGTTCACTTGAACAAATTCTACGGCCGGGCCAACCACTTCGGTATCGTGTACCGGGCTCTCGAGATCATCCCAATATCCCGCCGATTATCGTTATGGCATACTGGGACGGAGACAAGATCATGTCGGAAGGACATTCATACGCTACTCCCTCAGCCTTCGCAATGGCAATGCTTAGAAAGTACCGTGGAGACAGACGAACCAAACAATCAAACGGGTGGAACGATGTCAAAGCTCATAAGACTGATAAGTGGGTATCCTTGGCTAGTCTCCGCTGAGCCGAGCCAGGTCCTCGTCGGAGGGCGGATACAGAAGGAGCGGAGGAGGAGCCTTGGGAGGGTTCAGCATGTGAGGAGGATCGTGAAGCATCATCTTCATCGCGAACGCCACATCAACACTCTCCGTCGGCGTGAAGCGGGAGTTGACCTTGGCAATATCCTTATTAATTTTTGCTGTCAGCGGGGCCTCCTTCGGAATCACGAGGTAGACAAAGGCAGCGATGACGGCGAGGACAAGGGCGATCAGTGTCCAGTTCTTCGGGATCTTCATTGTTCTTCGGGCAGACAAGAAAAACGGATGCCCATTCTGTAAGTAAGAGGATAGCAGATGGATTTCCCTATTCCCGTTCGCTGTTACACCTGCAATCTCCCCATCGCCGGGAAGTGGAAGACCTTCCTAGGACTGGTCGCCAAGTTTCGCAAGCAGGATGGTCGTCCCGAGAAGGATGAGCTAGTGTACCTGACACCCACAAGTACGGTATCCGCTGAGGGGCGGGCTATGAACGACCTCGGTCTCACTCGCGAGTGCTGTCGGCGGCACTTCTTCACGCACCCGGGCGTATGAGCACTTGCTACAGTACGTAAGATCGTAATTCACAAAGAACTCGGTGCACCGAGGAGACCGACAATAATAGACCCGAGGGATCTGAATACGAAGACCTCCCTCCATTTTTATTTGGTTGTAAGAGTAAATGTCCTGTAGCGAGTACCTGGGACGCTACAAGCAACGCATGGTCACCTACACTGACACCCGCCCTCGTATGGATGCGAGCGACTACACTCGCCAGATCAAGCGCCAGGCTGCGGCGGGTAATCTGGAGACGGCGGTGGTGAAGCCTGTATGCACGACGACGCTGAACATGACGGCCACTCTGCCGAACTCTCAGTTCTATTCGGGAGGTGGTCACAATGTCACGGATACATCGGTATACAATGAGTATACGGCAGGTCAGGCGGTCGCTCAGGCTCTTAAGCCTGGAAATGTCAAGCCGGCACAGATCCAGAACCTCTGCCTCTCGTCCTCAGCTCTGCCTGAGGTTAACGATAAGATGGCTGCAGACCCCACGGGCTTCGGTGCGATTTATAATGCCCGCAGGAGCTTTGGCAAGGGATACAACCCCTGCGTCACCTGTGGTGGAAGCCCCAAGGTTCAGTTTGCCCGTGGATGCCCGTGCTCGATCACGCCGGCTCAGGCTGCCCTGCTCAACATCAAGAGCCTCAATACGACCATTCACACGATCGAGCCGAACGTGAATGTGTCTTAAAGACGCACCTAGAAAACAAGTATGTTGACAATTTATACCTATCCTATAGCCAAACCCACAAACTGTTTCGACCTCTCAGGTTGTTTACTCGACAATGGATTCGCAGATTCAGTTGTCTCGATTGTCGAGCATCAGAAGACCGGAACGATCTGGCTCGGATACCTCGAGGGGTGGATGTTGACTCCCCACGAGGAGGTGATCATGAGGAAGGCCTTACGGACGTTCTCCTGTGTTGTTGTTAGTCATTTTCCGTTATCGTTTTCGCATGCCTGGGAAAACGAAATCGATTGGGTCTACACGACCAGACCTCAGCAAGATGGATCAACCGACACTCACAACGATGGTAGTACTGTACACGATGGGCGTTCGCCTCAATACGGATATCCTGGTGAAGGATCTCCCCCTGACCGAGTCGATCATCAAGATCGAGAAGCAGGGAGTTCTGAAGCGGGGAACCTCGAAGCGAGACAAGATCAAGCGCCGCGCAAAGCCCGACGCCCCAAAGCGAACAACCGGGTTCGGTCATAACTCAATCACACTGGTCGCCATGTCCGATGGCAACGGGCAGGTCCCTCTCAAGGAGATCACTGTCAAAATCTTCCAGAACGGCGTGTTTCACATCACGGGCGTCCTGGATGAGTCGTACGATCGTCAGGTCACGACGATGCTCAAGAATCATATCATGAAGAACTGTCCTGAGGCTGTGACGGGCGAGTGGGAAGGGACGGGTGTTCGTCGTGTGGTTCTGATGAACTACAAGACCAAGATTTGTTCGTCCTCGAATCTCTCTCGTGATACGCTGTATTCGGATCTGCGTAAGAAGGGTGTGACGACAGTCTATGAGCCCGCTGTCTACCCTGCAGTCAAGATCTACTTCCCGGACAAGAAGTGGATAGCCAAGGTCTTCCGCACAGGTCAGGTTATTCTTACGGGGATGACCACACATGACGAGTGTGCGGAACTCATGACTCAGTTAAAGCCTCTTGTCGTAGTATAGGCATACCATGTCTACTCCTGCTAGCGCAGCTGGCACGGTCCGTGAACTCTCTCCCCAAGAAGTCGAAGAAGGGCGTCGTGGAATCAACGGTGTCGATCTCTCGGCTACCGAAGTCCAGGCTCTCGTTCGGAATATGGACGTCTCGAAGCAGAAGTATCGTCACCTCAAGTCAAATAAGGCGCAGTATGAGGAGGCACTCAAGAAGGATAACGAGATGCTGTACTTCAACTACCCCTCACTTTTTCAAATGCATGCCGAGGATCGCATGGACTCCACCTTCTTTGAGATGCTGGCTCTGAAGCGCAAGATTGAGAAGGGTGAGATCACTCCTGAGCAAGCAACGACGATCATTGGCAAGAAGCTGTATAATCGCTTTATTCCTGAAGCAGTGGGACAGACACCTGCTGAACCGACTCAGCCGACGATGTCGTATGAGGAGTTTTATCGTCAGTCCCAATGATCTCGTAGTTATCACAACGCTTACAGACGAACATGAAGTACTTCCGTAGTTCCTCAAACGTGGCATCCTTCAGTGCGTAACACTTGATCGTCTCAAAACCGAGGTCGTCCATTACCTTGCACAGGTCCTCCTTGGAGCAGTCATTAGCCAGGACAAAGACATCATTCCTGGGGTCAGTAAGTAGAACCCGAATATCGTTCCTTCCTGTCATAAAGGCATCAAATCCAAGATAGCAATACTGCTTGTTGATATCGTAGTTGACCACCTTGTTACAGTACTTGTATTCAAAGCCCTCGCGCCTCCACATAGGACTACGCCACCACTCGGTCGCTCCCTCCTCATTGGCTCCAACTGACCGCATGTGATCCTCGATCTTGAAATTGTTATACCCTTGAGGCACGATATTCCGAGTTCCCAGACGATTAATCTCCGAGTTGCGAATGAACTGGAAGTTGTTACCACCTGTGTTCATGTATTGGACATACGCCGGCTTGTGAACACGGGCCATCGTAGTTCCCACTGCCGTACGAAGAAGGATCTCTAGATCATCCACGATCGGGAGGAACTCCGAATACGAGCCCAGTTTCATCAGAGTCTCCCGCCGCCAGATACGAGGATGATTGGGTACAGCGACAATGTGCCTGCAGGTGACATTGTTGATATTCGGATGAGAGATCACGTTCAACCAGGTTCCCTTGAACTTCTGGCAATAGTATCCTGCATATCCCAGACCAAAGTGATCACCATACGAGTGAGGCGAGCCATCCTCGTGAATCATCACGCAGTCCATGTAAACAAAGCCAACCTTCTCATCTTCCTCGAAGGTGCGAACGGCATCAGACAGACAATCCTTCAGAATCTCGTCATCGTGATCAAGCTCAAGGACATAGAGACCACGGCACAATCCGATCGTCTCGTTCTTGACGGCACCAATATTCCCACTGTTCTTTGAGCGACGGTACAGCCGAACCCGAGGATCATCGCCAACCACCGTGCGGAGGAAGTTGAAGTGCTTATCGTCCGGTGAATCATCAAGAATCACCCACTCCCAATCGATAAAGGTCTGTGCCTTGAGACTGTTGTAGGGGCGGAAGATCTTATCATACGAGTTGTAGCAGGAGGTAAAAATTGAGAACGCAACCCGAGTCATCTCTCGAGGAAGCTGGGCATTGTGGACATAGCAGAAGTTCACTCCACGATTGAAAGACTCAAGATCAATCTTATCATAGTGAATCCAGCGCATGCGGAAACGGGCGACGTTAATAATGCTCATATCCTCAAAATACTCCGACTGATCCTTGCCGTACGTGATGACCAGATGATAGTTTGAATCAAAAAGTTTACGAAGGTCATTACGATCGCTCGTGATATTGAGCGTGCAATCGAGATTGTCCTTGTTTTCGTCCAGGAAGGCGTCAATCTCCTTGTACGACTCGTGTCGGAAGAACACGATATTGGGGTACTTCATTATTGTACTTCATTCTTTCACTCCGAAAGTTCCTTACGCAGATCCATCCAGATCTTACCCAGGACGTTCTTGCCCGGCCACTTGGAAGGATCCTTAGCCTTGGACGTCTCAGCAGAGGTGCCGATGGCCCAGTACTTATCGCGCGCCGAGGCCTCACCAATTGGACGGACACCCGTCTCCTTCAGCTTGCCCCGAATCTCGGGATGCTGAATGACCTTCGCCTTGATCGCCGCCGCCATGATCGCATCCTTCTTGGCATCCCACTCCTCAATCTTGAAATCCTTGACCTTCTTGCCCAGAGCCTTCACGGCCTTCGCAGAGGGAGTCTTGAGGATCTTGGCAGCAATCGCTCCGTCCCCAAAGGTCTTGGCCTTGGTCCACTGGAAGTAGTGCTCGACCGTGGGGAAGGTGATGGAGTCCATCTGGAAGGGTGCCTCGTACATGTTCGAGAGCATGCGCCACTCGCCCTTACCCTCATCTCCACCCGTAAACAGAACAGGCTCCGGACCGGCCTCCACGACCTTCTTGACGATCTTCTTCTTGACCTCCTTCTTCTCAGCCTTGGGAGCTGCCGTATCCTTGGCGTCCGTGTCACCGTCGCGCTCGAGGGACACAGGGATATCGGCGGTCTGAACCTCCTCCAGCTTGGGCTCCGGCTCCTTCGGCGCCTCCGGCTTCGGGACCTCAACCTTCTGGAACACGAAGCTACGATGAAGGAAGGAGAAGTTCTGATGATCCTGTGTCAGCGTGATCGAGTTCTGCTCAGCGTAGTGATCGGCAAACATAGAGCTACCAACCAGCTGGTACCCCTCAGCACCCAGGATCTCCGTCATCTTGCCGAAGGGAACCAGGTACTCCTTCTGAGGTTGCTCGAAGCTCTCGAGATGGACTGAGATCGCCTGTCCGAAGGTCTCTGTCCACCCATCGCCGTCCTCATACTCCTTGACGAACTCACCAAAGACCTGCGACTCAGCACGGAAGGTATGGGACTGCTTACCCAGTAGCAGAGCGTAGACGGCTGCTCCATCCAGGCAGGTTCCGAAGAACACACCCTTGCCAAGCTCAGAGAGGTTCTTGACAAAGGCCTTGAACTTCTCCTCAGACTCACAGGCATAGTGAACCGCGAACTGGCAGGAGATCGCATCAAACTCTTTCAGATTGGCGAAGCGCTCGAGGTACGGCGTCGTTGCTGGCTCCAGACCCGCGATGATCTTGGCGTACCGATTCTGCGACTCTAGCAGGGGCTCGGTCATGTCGCCCTGAATGAAGAGCACAGGAGGCAGGAAGTCCGTGGGGTGCTGCTCCTTCTCCTTGAGATAGCGAACACAGGCACCCTGTCGGGACGAGATGATGTTGGACTCCGAGGTGTCCACACCCACGACGAGCGAGGGCTTGGTGCGCTTCCACTTGAGCAGATCACCCGCCCGACCTACACCGAACTCCAGCAGGGTATCACCAGCCTTGATCGAGGAGCGATACAGGTTCTCCTTGATGCGATTATGGAATCCGTACACATCCTTGAGGACCCGATCACGGGCATCCAGGTTGTCGCGGTAGTAGAGATCGTCCTCCATCGTATCGTCCGGAGGAATCGAGGCCACATCACGGATCATCTGCTCGGAGATCGGAATGTGGATGTTCGTCCAGATCGAGTCCGCGACCTTGATGTCGTTGCCGAAGTTAGGCTTACCCAGGACGCGATACTGGTAGGTCTTGTCGTGACGTGTCCGCATGATCACCCACCGACTCTTGTCCGTGTCGTACGAGCACTCGATGATGGTGTTGTCCTCGACGCGGTTCCCATCCGAATCAATCGGAACACCCCGGTCATTGAGAGGAATGTAGATGACGCAGGCATCCGGAGACTTGGGGACGCTGGGCTGGAAGGGAGAGGGAACCCGATCACGATTCTGGGCCAGGACACGCATCTCGGGAGGCAGGGCAACCTCCGTGTACTCACCCGTCATCGTCTCGCAAGGATGGATGACATCACCCGGAGTCCGAGAGACGTAGAGAGTCCCCTTGAACACGAGCTTACCCAGATTCACATCATAGCTCTGGATCTGCTTGAACTTGATCAGGAAGTCAATACTGTTCTGCTGAGGGGGCTTCCACTTGTACAGCGACATCCAGGTATTGCCACGGCGCTCCGTGATGGGTGCCACGGGAGACGAGCGGGGCGTGAACACCAGTCCATCCGTCGGATACTCAAACCGAGTGTCCAGGATCTTGCGAATGGCCTCCTCCATCGAGGCACCGTCTCCTGCCAGGAACAGCTTGGTCGAGACACGGAGTGGCGTCTGGGTCGGCAGAGCACGGAAGTCCTTGGACAGATCACTCACGAAGGCATGTGCACAGCCCAGACGAGAGGTCGGCGTCACGTCCTCATCGGTGAGCATCAGCGGCAGACGACGTGTGTCCTTGCCACGGTATGCGTACACGTCGAAGATGCAGAACATATTCCGCTCAGCAAGATACTCGCCGTCAATGACGTCGCCAACATGGACCTCGTTCGTGGCCGTCAGACCCGTCCAGGTAACGACCTGGCTGGGCGTGATGCGGAGAACACGCTTATCACGCATCACCACGAGGAAGCACCGCTCGCCGTCGGCCTTGTTGGTGACCGTGTAGCCCGTCAGAATGTTATGAGGACGGTCGTTTCGGAGATGGCGGCGCTCCAGAGTCACCGGGTTAATAAAGGGGACTCGAGAGGCCTCAAACTCTAGACGATAGCGATCGGCATCGGACGTCGTCAGCAGGAACGGTGATCCCTGGTAAGCTCCCAGAACCGGAGCCACAGCCCCCAGCAAGGACTTGATCATCTCCTCATCGGAAAGCGTGCGGTTCACGACCTCGACCTCCAGCTCGTAGACAGGAGGCTGAGCCAGAATGTCCTGGAAGGTCTTGGTCTGCTTGGTCTTAGACTTGGTCATGGACAGATCGTAGCGGACTCCGCCATCGAGGCTGATCCACGAGCGGCGGTGGATGATGCGGACGTGCGAGGCAGGATCCATCGGCGAGCCCGAGAAGTCCTTGCGCAGATGCTCCTCGTGCCGAAGCGTGAACCGAATGGATGAGTCGGGCAGGTCAATCATATCGCGCTTGCCCACGACGGACGTCACGACCTCAAAGTACTTGCGCTTACGCTCGACCTCGAGTGGCACACCACGGAAGCTGCCCGTGGTACAAATCTTGTGGATGTTCTCAGGACCCACGATCACGACCCGCAGGCCGTCGGAGTACTGAAAGGTTGCCCGGTGCTCATCAATTGGAGAGCCACGAGCGTTGGCCGTGATCGCCTTGACGATACGGTCGACCACATCCTTGGTGTGAATCTTGTTGGGTAGGACCTTACATTCGAGTTCTGCGTGCTTGTCCTTTTTGACAAAGGACGCATACTCGCGTAGCTGTTTTTGAGCATCGGAAGGTAGAAGGGACTCCATCTTGCTTATCTATTCCTGTGATTCGTTTGTATCCATTTTCACTAGCGCTGCTCATACCCCTTGCGTTCGAGAGCATCCGCATCCATCTGCTTGTGCTGGTCTAAGTAAAAAGTGACCATGCGGTCTATTTCGACGAGGCACTCGTCAGGCAGGGCATCCGAGGAGACAAGGACGCCGTTCTGGGTCTTGGTGTAGTTTTCCGTGTACTTCTTGATGATTCCGAAGATCTGTTCATGTTCGTTGGCATCGAGCTGATCAAGTTTTTCCTTCAACTGTTCCTTTCGGTTCCGATTCATTTGTACTTGCCGCAGGATTGCGAATCTTCTTGGTACGACGCGCTCCGTCAGGACGGGTCTTCTCTACATCCACGGTCACCGTCTTCTTCTCCGAGGACTCCGGACCCACAGGAGCCGCAATCACCTCTAAGTTCTCCACACGTGCCTCCTCCGTCTCAAGCTTCGGCTTGATGATCTGTCGGAGCTTACCCAGAACCACGATCGAGCCATCGCCCTGCTGGAAGCGAGTCCCCACCACATCGAACTCAATGTCCTGACCCGGCTCCACGGCATCGAAGTCCGGGTTGCCAATGTGGAGGTCACGGGGTAGGAGGACCTTGATGGGTGTCGTCTCAGCGTGCAGACCAATCTTGCTCTTCAGTGTCACAGGAGCCCGAAAGACCTGACCGGAGTGAGGAAGGCAGATCTCAGCCTGGAAGCGGACATTGTAATCGAGACCGCCCTTGATAATGTTCGTGCGTCCCAGAGAGTGTTCGGCGATCGTAATGCTTCGGGGCTGGACAAAGCCCTCGGGAAGGCAGATGCCCTCATACTTGTGACGGAGCTGGGCCACCAGACTGGCATGAATATTACGTTGGAGGTAACGGGAATCGAGGTGAACATTGCGCGTCAGTTCACGACGTTCATACAAAGGATCCATGCTGTCCTGGTATTGTTATGGGAAGTTTTCATTTTGTACGACTACGCCTTAAAAGCCTTTTGAATGGCCTTTGTGCTGTCCTTGGATTCCAGAGCCCGCATCTCCTCGGGTGTGTACCACACGATGTTATGCTGTTCACGGGACAGGAGCTCAGCGTAGACACAGAGCGGAGCACCGCGCAGATTCGCAGGTATGCCCACACCCTTCATATCAATGTACTTGGCCAGATCCTTGACCTTGGCGACCGAGTTCTGACCTGTTCCGCATACCGTGGGCTTGAAGCTCTTGGATCCCAGCGATCGCGTGGGAACCTCGTCGGTAATCTCAAAGGGCGTGATCGTGTACATGTTGTTCTGAGCCAGAGAGGCGATGATCCGTCCCTTGTCTGCAATGAACTTGCCAACCAGGGCCTTGTTCCACTGCTGGAACCGAGTGAGATCCTCACCGATCAGATTGTCGGTCTCGGGGATGTCGAAGAGCCGATCGCTGAAGGGTAGGCGAGGCTTGGTGGCCAGGTAGGCAGCCTTCTCGGCAGGATTGAGCTCGTGATCGAAGATGTACCCGTTCTTCACTGATTCCGAGAAGCGCGCAGCGGCATCTCCCGGCCACTTGAAGGCATCTCGGCGCTTATCTATGATATCATCGGCGACCTCGGTCTTGACTTCCACAACAGCAGGAGTCTCGGGCAGGGCTGTCTCGTGGGGAATCGAGGGACGGGTCGTGCGCTCAATCATGGTCGCATTCGGAACACCGATGGGGGCCAGAGCATACATCTCGCCCTTGGATTCCAGAACACTGGGACGGCCAAAGGAATCGAGGAACTTGAAGGCCGAGGTGATCGCCTGTTGGAGAGTATAGATCACAACCTCGCGAGAGAAGGGTTCTAACTCTGTGATCAGCTCATTGCGATCCCAGATAGACTTGTCCACAAAGAGATCACCCACCTTGCTGAGAATCTCATCGCGGGAGTCCAGGTACGTCGAGAGAGGCCGGACATGGGTCGGATCCAGGACACTGGGATTGACCTTGCACTGCTCAATGTCGGGACTCTCATCGAAGGCTGGGGCCATCATATCCTTCAGCTTATAGGAGACGTCCTCATGTCCCTCATCCCGAATCTGAGGGATCACTAGCTCACGCCAATCAGCAGGAAGCGCCAGCTGAATAGGGCAATCCATCGCCGACTCTGCCAGGACCTTGCGGACCTTGGCGATCCTCATGCCCTTGGTCTCCACCTTGGTGCGATAGGTGTACTCATCAAAACACTCGCGATTCTCCTCGGCGCGAACGATGTGGAGATAGACCGTACAGTTCTGTTCCTCAAGCGGAAGGGCCTGGTGACTGCAGGTGCGCAGAGCACGACCAATCACCTGCTCAATCCGGCTCATGTTCCAGTGGGGATCCAGGATATGAACCTGACGAATGAAGCGGAAGTCCACACCTTCCGACACCAGCGGACTGGTCACCACGACCTTGACCTTCTTGCCATCGACGTTATCGCGGTTCTTGACCACAGACAACATAGACGAAATCTCGGCATCTGTCGCATCGGAGGTCAGAAGGATGTACTTGCCTAGAGAGGCCTCTGTCCAGGTTGGCTCGGCCATCAGAGTCTCGCCCTTCAGCGGTGTGTATCCATGCTCCTCCAGAGCCATGGCAAAGAGCTTGGCGCCCTGGGCCACGAAGTTGGAGTACACCAGAACCACCCCGGACGAAGACTCAATGGACTTGATAATACTGACGAACTTCGCCGAGTGATTGGGCAGGGTCTCGGGTGTCAGGCAGGGTTCACCCGCGTACGAGTACTGGGACCCCGAGGATGTGAAGGTCTGATTGAAGGTCTGGTTCTTCGGCAGGACCGAGATGGTCGGCAGAATCTGAGCTGTGCGCTTGCTGTCATCGTCCTCGTGCTTGGATGACGAGAGTGTCTTCTGCTGAATGCCCTGAGCCTGCGAGGCAACCAGAGACAGGTACTTCAGACGATCGCGATCGGTGATATTGTGTCCCGTAAAGCTCATACTGACCGGCTCCGAGATCGTCGGAGGAGGCAGGCGGAAGGGGAAGGTGAAAGGACTCTCACCCTTGACAAAGGACACGTACTCCTGGCACCACTCCCGGAATCGAACCTCAGACTCACCACCCTTCAGTTCCGCATCACCCGTAAAGAAATCGGAGGGCTTGAGAGCAGCCTTGAACGGTTGCTTCCGTTCGTTCCACAGGAAGAGGTTCATGTAAAAGATGATCTCCTCGTAGCTGTCGAACATCGGTGTGGCCGTCAGCAAGACGATGACCATTCCATTCGCCACCTTGATGAGACGCTCCAGTCCTGTGGAGATCTCCTTATCGGTCGTGGCATCCTTGGACCGGATGTTGTGAGCCTCATCGATGATGAGCAGGCGATTATCAAAGTTCTCGTGAATCCAGGCCTCATCGATGTCCTTCGCCGTGCCCGTGAGCTTGCGATTCAGCATGGCACCGAAGGAGTTGTAGGCCGAGAACTCGTAGAACTCCTTGATGATACGATCGCTGATGGTTTCCAGACGGGACACAATCTCGGGGTTGGCCCAGTTCTTCGGCTCGGACTCAATGCGCAGGAGCATGTCCAGGTAGCGACGACCCGTGCACTGCTTCGAGCTCAGGGTATTGCTAGTCTTGTCAAGATTCACACGGGACATATCGAAGATCTGGGTGCGGAAGTTCTCCTGCACAGCCCGAGAGGCAACGACCATGACCTTCTTGTCCTGGAACTCGGGACGCAGAATGTACTCCTCGGCAATCTGAATGGCCGTACAAGTCTTGCCCGTGCCTGTACCGTGGACCATCAGCAGACTGCGCGTTGGAGAGTCCGGAGACAGAACACGGCGCAGGAACTTCTGGCTCGGTTGGAGTTTGAAATCGGTGGTTGTGCAGAGTGTTTCCCGAAGGTTGTTCAGTGCCTCAAGACTGGCTCGTGGCAACGAGTCTGTCCTGATTTCTGCGAGTTCGGGATTAGTTAGATTGACCATTATGACTACGCCAGATTTTCGTGTCCTTCTTTTAAATGAGCGCTTCGACTCCCGCACT